TTATGATAGAACCATTTCTGCGTATTTCTAAATTAGAAATTGTTACATTAAAGGTCTCACCATTATTAGTTCTAAAATACATTCTTGGGTCAGCGTTAGTATTATCATCTTCAACTGTTATCGTATGTACATTAGAACCCTCAGTTATAAAGACATTTTCGTTTGGGTGTGTCCCTGTTCCAAAATGAACTGAGCTTTCTTCATCTTGATACACAAGTTTTAAACCATGTGCGTCACTAAAACTTCCTGAATTTAATGTTAAATCAAAAGTTATTAACATCTTCCCTACAAAATTAGGGTGAGGACTTACTGTTAAGAGTTTGGCTTCACTAGGATTTGCTGCATCAATCGTAAAATTTCTATCGTCTGTTTTACTTACAGTATATTCAGTAGATGATGTTGTGCTTAAAGAGCGATTATCTAATAATTCACCAACCTTTAATTGTGTTACATCCGCCTTCTTATCACGATTGATAATGAAGTCCTGTCCGTTTACTTGTAGTGTTTTATTAGCCATTATTAATAAGCAACGTTAGCACCTGTACCTGAAGACGCTACATTAACTGAAGGTCTTCTAATCGTAAGAGATGACATTCCAGATTTAGCTTTACTTTTTCTAGTCTGTGCTGGTTTGTTACGCACAGTCTTAGCCATAGCGGTAGGAGGAGGGGGTGCTGCTGGCGGTGGAACTGGGTCAGGTATTTTAGGGGATGACATACACATATCTATTCTTTCGTTAGGATGTTTTCGTTTTGGATATTAAATTGGTGAGTTAGGAAATTGATAACTGAGCGTTGACCATTATGAAAGTCCATGTCTCTTAATGATGTACTCGTATCAAAGTCTTTTGAAGGAAAGTTTTCACCTAAAGTTTTTAGTAATGTAGGGCTAACAGGGGGGAATGGTTTGTCCATAATTAACTCTTAATTTGTTTCGATACTTCACATTCCCTCTTCCTTATGTCATCCAACGACTTAGGTAACTTACCTTCTTGTATCCATTGCTCAGTCTGTATTAGACACATAGCGTTCCAAATAATAGCACCCCCATGGTCTTCGCTTTCATCACCTTCTATGAATTGCCATAGGTGGCGATAGAGACTATCTACATATCTACTAAGGGGAATACCCTTCTGCCAATTATCACGACCATACTTTGTAGCACCATCTTCAAATCGTTTTGATGCAGCTCGAAGGGCAGCAATAGGTAACAATGAAGGCATACCTTTACCTTCCATCGCATCTCTAACTGCACCTGTGTCAAATAATGAGCGTTGCCCACTATCAGGTAATGTTGATTTTACGGAGTCCATAATTTTATCTCTTGTGTTTCTAGGTTAAAGTCTTTGCTTTGTAGGATGTATGCAAGTCGAGCAGTGAGTAGAGCATCTTCTTCTGTGAGGTCGTGCTTCTTATACTCATTAACAACTGTCTTCCAAGTAGCACCATTCTTATCTAGTATCTTCTCGGCAGTCTTAACACCTACACCTTTGAGACCTTTGTATCCATCGATAGCGTCACCTGTAAGTGTTTGAATGAGGTGAAAGCGTTTAGCTTTTTGAATACCAGTAGTAGTTAGTTCATCTTTAAGATGGTTGTACCAGGTGATTGGGAGTGTACCGAAGTCTTTATCACCACTAACTGCTATGGTTTCCTTGGGGTGTCTTGTGCAAAAGATACCAATAGCATCGTCAGCTTCTATGTTATCTATAATCATACCATTGTGGTAGTCATACATATAATCACTTAAGTCACTGATACCCAAGGGCTTACGCTTACCTGAACGATTAGCTTTGTAACCCTCAAATAAATCTTTACGAAAGTTTTTCTTACCACTGATACAAGTGATATACTCTTTAGCTTTTAGTTTATCTAATATCTCACTGACTAATAAATCTATCTTAGCCCTAGCTTCTGCTTCCGATGAATGGAGTGTCCATATATTGTCATCCCATTTAGTTTCCACCTCTGATGAAAACGCTGCACGATATATAATCATATCGCCATCTATAATAATTGTTTTGTTACTCATATGTCTTTTTTAAATGTTTCTAGCTTGTGTATTAGTTTAAGTAATTGAACACGCTCTAGGTCTAAGCGACTGAGAGTTTGTTTGAACTCATCAATCTTAACTTCTAAACCTAGTACGATAGCTTCTTTAACTAAGTGTTCCTTTGCCATTAGTGTGTCTCCTTCCAGTTGTTGCCAACTTTGTATTCACCATCAAGAGGACACTTGAAGTACAAGTCTTCTCCTGCTTGTCTGATTGCTTTGACGAATAACTCACCAAGCAACTCGGAGTCTTCTGCGGCACAACTAAACTGAACCTCATCATGCACATTAGCGTGAAGGGTATAGTTCTTAGTGGCACTGAATACAAAATTAACAAGAGCTTGTTTCATTATGACTGCTCCTGCTGATTGTAATAATAAGTTAAGTGCTGAGTGTGGAGAGCGACATGGCAACATTCTACCATCGAGTCCTCGAAGAGAACCTGTAGATGTAACCTTTGCTTCTACTGCACTGACTAACTTACTGTATGCTGGTAGGTTCTTCTTGAAGTTAGCTTTAAGACGCTTACCATCTTGGGCTTTACCACCAACGATAGAACCAATCTTTGCATCACCAGCACCATAGAGTGTGGCATATATAAAGGTCTTGGCTTGGTCTCTTGTTTCTAATCCTGCTGCTTTTTGGTTGGCAGTATGGATGTCTCCTTCAAGTATAGTAGTTGCGTAACTACCTGAGTCCCAAGGATATAGGTAATGTGCAAGACATCTTAGTTCTAATCCACTCGCATCACATCCTACTAATACTTTACCCTTTGGTGCAGTAAAGAGTTCTCTACACTCACCACCATAGGGACTACGAACAGAGGGAACTTGTGCAACATTAGGTGATTGATGAGTGCATCGACCACTGATAGCACCATTGGTATTAACACCACCATGTATCCGTTCATCCTTCACTAACTTAATCCAAGCTTGGTTACCTTCTAGTAATTGTCCAAGTCGTTTAGAGATAGTTAAGAATTGTAATAGCTTTAGAGATTCCTCTGTATTAATTTCTTTTAGGACACCCTCATTGATTGCAGGTCGCTTGCCCTCATAAGACCCAGGCTTCCATCCTCTCTCCATAAGTCTTGTGCTGATTTGGTCACGACTATTAGGATTGAAGGGAATAGATTTAGTTTTTCGTTCTCCTTTGAAACACTCGTTAGGTTTGTACCCTACCTCTATCATCGCTTTCTTTGTAGGGAAGGGGTCACCATTTCTATTCTGCCATTGAAAGCTTTTAGTTTCTTCAACGATAGGAGGGAATACTTTTTGTAAATCTGTTTCTATATCACAACGCTCAAGCATTAAGGTCTCCATGAGTTGCGTAGCTTTCTTAGTATCAAACGGAAACCCATTGTATTCTTGCTTACGCATTTGGATAGCGAACTGATGTTCAAGTGCTACCATTTGCTCTGCTGGTTTCTTACTCATTAACCAATTATACAACGCATTGGTTACACGAACATCTTGTTCACAATAGTTTTGCATCTCTTGTGACCACTGTGACCAATCAGTTGATTCACCATAGTCACCCTTCAATACATTGATACGAGTACCCCAAGCTTTCAATGAGTGTGAACCCCACAAGGTCTTATCAAAGTCTACTCGTTTGAAGTCATCGTTGCGAACATCAGGGGCAATACACCTAGCTAGTATCAAAGTATCTACTAGGTTGTGATGTCTGAAGTCGTATAATTTATTAAGGGCAGGGACATCAAACCCAATGATGTTGTGTCCTACGATTGTGTCAGCTTCAGCTAACTTATCTAATCCATATCCGATGTCATCGTTGAGTGAGTTGTAACTTGTCATCTCCCCATTAGACGCATCCAATATAGATAAACAATGGACAGTCTCTAAATCACTTAGAGTTGCCCACTGTGTAATTCCGTTTGTTTCTATATCAAATATTAGTGTGTTCATTTTAGTTCCGTTAATCGTTCAAGCGGTAAAAGGATTCCTTTACTTGAGTTCTTATCCCCACCTCGTTTATCCATTGTGCTGCCTTTCATCGGTTCAATCATTTCTTTAAGCTTTTGTGTTTGAATAAAGATGAATAGATTGTCGAAAACAAAGCACCAATAGTCCGCTTCAGAGCGTGAGATGCCTGATGGTTTACCCCTGGATTCATATTCAATATATAAGTTGCCAGTAGTTTTCGCTTTAAGGTCTCGTTTGACCTCAACCTTTTTTCCTTGTAAAAGTTCAGCGACTTGCTTCTCAGCAACTTGCCCAACCTTGAGGTCGTATTTGAAGTTTGAACAGTATTCCATATATTAAAAATAATTTTCACTTGTATCTCCCTCTGTTAATTTTTCTTCAATAAGTCTACCTGTGTCTGCTTGCCATCTAAGATTACAAGCCACACCTGTATCACCACTGAATCTATTTTTGAGAACTCTTACTGATGTAAGGTGTTTACTCTCAACATCTTGTTGGTTTCGCTCCAAACCAATAACCATATCACTGAGTTGTGCTATGCCAGCAGACCCACGAAGTTGGGCTACAGATGTTGTTGCTCCGTCTTCGTGTCCTCTACCTTCAGGTCGTTTGAGGTGACTGACAAGTATCACACCTATCTTACACTCCTCGACTAAGGCACGAAGTTTAGTCATTAGGTTGTCTATCATTCTACGCTCATCACCTTCAGAGCTACCTGAGATAACGATTGAGATGTGGTCGAGTACGATGTACTCAACATCTAATGACTTCGCCATGTATCTTATGTGACCAACAAGCTTGTCTCCTTCGAGAGAACCCCAATGGTCATATAAGAAAAATTTACCATTACCCACAGTGGCTTCGTATGCTGCTTTGTATTCCTCGTTAGCATCGAAGTTATCTAGGTGTAATAGTTTGTTAAGATGTAAACCGATAATACCATTACCAGTTCTTTCAACACTTTCTTCAAGTGCTATGTATCCCATCTTCTTATCAGTGGTGGTAAGAATATTGTATGCTACTTCTTTACATATCTGAGACTTACCGATACCACTACCTGCACAGAAAGTTATTATCTCTCCTGTACGAATACCTCTTGTTACTTTGTTTAATCCCTCGAATGGATAAGGAATAGATTCAAAGTTCTTAGGGGATGTAAGTCTTTCATATAACTCATCACCACCTACGATTGCATCTAGTCCCCATACCTTTGCGTTCCATATTGCTTTTAGGATTTCTTTAGGTTGGTCAGCTAACAGTAGTTCGTTAGCATCCTTCATTGGTAGGTTTGCTATCTTACATTTACCTGCTGGTATGATGTGGGCTACATCCTCCATGCCTTGCTTACCTGCCTCATCGGAGTCAAACATAAGCACAATCTCTTCAAACTTATTCAACCATTCTAGTTGCCGCTTGAATAATGACTTTGCACTTTGGACTCCTGAACTTAAAGAGACCACTTCCCAAGTGTTATTCTGAACCTGACTTACAGTAAGACAATCTATTTCTCCTTCGGTAATGACAAGGCGTTTACCACCATTGGGGAAGAGGTGTTGACCGAAGAAGTGAGTAGGAGAACCATTGCACTTGAATGTTTTATCAGCGTACCGATATTTTTGGGCAACAAGTTTCTTGTTTAAGTCATAATAGTTGGCTACATGAACTGCCTGGTTATTGACTTCTCCTATTCTATAGTTGTATTTCTTGCAGGTTTCTTCGTGAATACCTCTCTTGGGAAGTGGTAATACTTTTCCTACTACGAAATTATTATCTACCTGTTCAACTTTATTATCGTTGGTGGTAGTCCAATCACCACAAGCATAACATTTAGTTGTGCCATTGGTGTTGAGTGTGAGTGCGTCACTGCTGCCACAATCAGGGCAGGGTTGGTGTATTTTAAGTGGGGTTAATTCAGCCATGTGTGTGGTATCTCTCGGTGACACCATGGAAACCCATTAGTGTCACACCATTTTGCATATGTTGTTTTTGATTTTTTGCTAAGTGTGTTAAAAGCGTTTTGAAATACAAACCTAATGTCAACATCAGGATGACATTGTTTAACCAACTTGTGTTTTGTTCTATCGCTTGGGGTAAAGTATCCTTTAACTTCAAGTATAACTCCATTGGGTAAAATAAAATCAGGTTTGTAATGACAACTTCTAAAGTATTCCAATCGTAGGCTCTCGTAGGAGAAAGCAACATTTACACTTTTCAATGCTTCTGCTACTTTCCCCTCGAAAGCTGAACGATAAGGGGAATTAGAAGGGTGCTGCTTCCGATGACGACGCATTGGTCTCCGTAAATGTTTCGTTGAAGGACTCTCCTTTGAATCCGCCTTCACTCTTACCGAAGCCATAGTTCTCAGAAGAACCTCCTCCGTACTCAACCAATTCAATTACTTGAACTGCTTTCAAACGAAGTGAGTATCCAAACCCTTGACTTGCGATGTACCAAAAGTTTGGTTCAACCGCTAGTTTAAGTTCAGAACCACTACCTACTTTAGGGGTAGCGATTTTGTTTCCTTGACTATCGAAGCAAGCAACAGTGAACTCGATGAGTCCTTTTGTTTTTGTTTGCTTTTGTGCCACTTGCTTTGCGTAGATTTCGTAGTCACCATCAGGAGTAATTCTCACTGGTTTGTTAGGTGACTCTTTAATCTTCTTGCCTTGTGCTTTACACTCAGCATCGTAAGCGGACTTATATAATCCATCCATACCTAATTCAAAAGCTTGGAAGTCTGCTTCACTTACATGAAGCTTACATGAATATAATCCATCTTCGTTGAACTTTGTGTCAGGTGTATCTAGACGAGGGTAAACTGCTTTACCCTGAGGTGTTGTTATTGTATTTGCCATA